GCTTGGACAGCAGGTGGAAGTTTAAATACTGCAAGAGTTTCTTTAGCAGGAGCTGGAATTCAAACTGCTGGTTTAGCTTTTGGTGGAACTTTACCAGGAAACACAGCAGCTACAGAACAATATAATGGATCAACTTGGTCTAATACTACAAGTATGTCAACAGCGAGACGTGCTTTAAGTGGAGCAGGAACTCAAACTGCAGCATTAGGTTTTGGTGGTTTTATAACAGGAGCTACAGCAATTACAGAAGAATACAATGTTGGTACAACTATCATCACAGCCGCAGCGTGGGCGAGTGGCGGGAATATGGGGACGGCTAGACGTGCTTTAGCAGGAAGTGGTATACAAACAGCTGCTTTAGCATTTGGTGGTTTTGGAGCAACAGGTTCTGTTGCAAATACAGAAGAATATGATGGAACAAGTTGGGGACCTGGTGGAAATTTAAATACAGCTAGATATGCTTTAGGAGGTGCTGGAACTCAAACAAGTGGATTAGCTGCTGGTGGAGCTAGTTTTCCTCCTGGACCAAATTTACTTACATCAGTAGAAAAATATGATGGAACAAGTTGGACTGCTGCAACAGCATTAGGTACAGCAAGATATAATAATGGTGGAACAGGAACACAAACTGCAGCTATTGCCTTTGGTGGAGGATTACCTACTGGAACAACAGGTACTAGTGAAGAATATGATGGCACAAACTGGTCATCAGGTGGAACTATGTCAACAGCAAGAAGAGCATTAGCTTCAATAGGTATTCAAACAGCAGCATTAGGTGCAGGAGGAGGTACACCAACACTTAATCAGACAGAATTATATAATGGAACAAGTTGGACAACTAGTGGAAATTTAAATACAGGTAGACAAGGAATTTATGGTGGTTCAGGAACTCAAACAGCAGGTTTAATAGCAGGTGGAGGTGCACCATCTTTTACAACAGCCGCAGAACAATATGATGGTACCTCTTGGGTAACATCAGCATCTTTAGGTACAGCAAGAGGTAACCTAGGAAATACTGGAACACAATCATTAGCTTTAGCATTTGGAGGAGATTTACCAGGAAATACAAATGCAACCGAAGAATTTACTGGTGAAACATCCGCAAATAACATTAAAACAATCACTACAAGTTAGTTTACATTATGGATAAATTGACTTATAATAACTAACCAAGGAACATAAATATGGCACTTTTTATATATGGTACAGCAACTAACACAGGCAAAGGTTTTTTTACTGCAGAAGATAGAAGAAACTTTTTTTTACGTGGTTATCCAGGCAACGTTTGGGTAATCGGAAATTCTGAAAAAGGAGCTTTATGGTTAGCAGAGAAAAACGGAGTTGAAAAAACTAAAGCAGAAGCACAAGCAATTGTTGATGCAGAAGTTACAGCGGCTCAAGCAGCGTGGGACGCTTTACCAGAAGATCAAAAAAATAGACCAGGATTCAATCAAAGACCGACTGCTATAACTTTACCGTAGGTCAATCACATGACGACCTACAACCAGTTAGCAGGATTAAGAGTCAATTACTTAAGTACTGATCCAACATTAAATTCAGGAAATGAAGGACAGGTGTGGTATAACTCCACTACTGGAACTTTAAGATCATTAGTACAATTAAAAGCTTGGTCTGCAGCAGCAAATTTGCCTGTTGCAAGAGATGCTTCAGCTTCAGATGGAACATCGATTGCAGGATGGATAGCAGGTGGTTCAAATACACCAGCAGGAAACACAGGAACAACTGCAACAGAAGAATATTCAGGTTATACTTGGGCATCAGGTGGAAATTTAAATACAGCTAGAACTCTTACAGGAGGATCTGGATTTGGTACACAAACAGCAGCAGCAGTAGCTGGAGGAGCAACTCAACCAGGAGCAGGTCCTACAAGAACAACTTTAATAGCAACAGAAGAATATAATGGATCAGCTTGGACTTCAGTTACAGGATTACCAACAGCAACATTTGGAGCAGCTCAATGTGGAATTCAAACTGCAGGATTAAGTTTTACTGGAACAGCTGGATATGGAAATCCAACTTTTAATACAAGTTTAGAATATGATGGAACTAACTGGACAAGTGGTGGAAACGTAAATACAGCTGTAAATTATCAAGCAGCAGGTATTCAAACAGCAGCACTAGCAATGCAATCATCTGATACAGCGGGTAAAGGAACAGAAGCTTATAATGGTACAAGTTGGACAGCTGTTGCAAATAGAAATACTGGAAGAGCTCAAATAGTTGGATTTGGAACACAAGCACTTGCAACTATAGCAGGTGGATACAATGCAGGACCAGGAACTCCACAATTAACAGAAACAGAACAATGGGATGGAACTGCTTGGTCAATTTCTACTGCAACATTAGGGACAGCTGCAAGAAATGGAATGGGAATTGGTACTGTAGGAGGAGGAACTTCAGGATTATATGCTGGAGGTGTTCAAACAACTTATATTGCAAATACACAAGAATTCAACTCTACAATCTTTTCGCCAGCCACGGGTGCTTGGGCGAGCGGCGGTAATTTATCTACAGCAAGAGCTCAACTTGCATCTGCAAATGCAGGAACTCAAAATGCTGGTTTGGCTTTTGGTGGATTTCAGTGGCCAAGTAGTCTTTATAATGTAACAGAAGAATATAATGGTTCATCATGGTCAGGTGGTGGAAATTTAGGAACTGCTAGAAGAGGTTTAGGAGGATCAGGTACACAAACTGCTGGTTTAGCATTTGGAGGATATACAAGTCCACCCGTTCCATCTGGTTTACAATTAATAACAGAAGAATATGATGGTTCAGCTTGGAGTTCTGGTGGAAATTCTAACACAGGTGGATTTTTAGGTGGTAATGGTGGAGGAACTCAAACTTCAGCACTTAAAGCTGGTGGTGGATCTGCTGTAAGTACTCAAACAGAAGAATATGATGGATCTACTTGGACGATTGGTGGTACTTTAAACACAGCAAGAATTGACAATGCTCTTGATGGAAGTCAAACAGCTGGAATTACTGTTGGAGGAGAAGCTCCAGGAGGAACAACTGCAGCTGTTGAAAGTTATGATGGATCAAGCTGGACATCTGTTACAACGTCTTTAATTGCTTTACAAAACCAAGGTAAAAGTGGAGGTCTTTCAGCTCAAACAGCTTTAATGGTAGCTGGTGGAGATGGTCCTACTGTTAGTCCTGCTACTGGTATTACACAAGAATATGATGGTACTAACTGGACTACTACAGCGACTTTAGGAACTGCAAGAAGACAATTAACAGGTGGTGGAATAAAAACAGCTGGTTTAGTTTTTGGTGGAACAGTAGCTAGTGTAACAGCCTTAACTAATACAGAAGAATACACAGGTGCAGCAACTACAGCAACCGCTTCAACCTTGACAACTTCATAGTAAAGTATTATATCCTTCTTAATGACAGAGAAGAGAAATATTAAGAGTTTAATACAGCAAGAAGAAACTCATTTAAATAATCTACTTGATCCAAACGATCTCAATGCATTCAAAGGAATGGTTGAAGAACTTCGTGATACTTGGACTAAAAAACAAATATTCAGAACAGAAACAGAAGCTAGAATTTCAGTATTACAAGATGCAAAATATCCAACCGTATCTGCTAAATACTGGCAATGTGTTAGAGAACAAAACGTATTTTTAGAAAATTTAATGTCATTATCTTTTGATTACAGAAGAAATGATGCAAAGATTAAATGGTTAGAAAAGAAATTAGAAACTGAAACAGATGAATATAAATTAGAATGTTATAAAATAGATCTAGATGAAAAGATTTATGCAAAAGCTAATATGGAACTTGTTGCAAGAGATCGTATGAGAGAAATTAATATGTGGTCTAATTTAAAAAAAGAATTTGATGATGGATCCTTTGACACTAAAAATGTTAATACTCATCAATTAGAATCTTATCACCAGATTATGAAAAACAAGGCAGAAACATTAACACCTGGATCTTCTCAACCAGAAGTATTTAATGTTCTTGGACAATTACAAACTATTGAAAGAGTTAAGAAAGAATTAGGACTACTTAAACATGATGAGAAGAAAGCAATTGGACAACCTACATTCGGTCAACAATCCAAGTAAAGAACTATTCTTTTTAGTAGCATTACCGAGATCTGGTAATACACTATTTGGTTCATTAATGAATCAAAACCCAGATATCGCTGTAACACCTAATTCTATTACATTAGAAATAATGAAAGATTTGTTTTTACTTAAAGAGACAGATGTATTTCAAAACTATCCAGATCATAAATCATTAGATAACGTTTTAGATATTGTCTTTGATACTTATTATAAAGATTGGCCACAGCGTTATATTATAGATAGAGGTCCTGTAATGACACCTGGTAATTTTATGTTAATGCAAAAGCATTTTAGACGACCTTTTAAATGCATTATTATTTTAAGAGATGTATTAGATGTTCTTGCATCTTATGTTAAATGGTTTGAAAAAGAACCAACAAGCTTTGTTCATAAATTTGGTAAACAAACAATTGAAGAAAAACTTTGGATGCTTATGAATAAAGATGGAGCAATAGCCAAAGATTTAGAAGCCATAAAGAATTCTTACAACTATCCACAAATGTGTCATTATTTAAAATATGATGATTTAGTAAATAATACAGAAGTTGAAATAAATAAAATATATGACTTTTTAAAAATACCTAGATTTAATCATAACTTTAAATACTTGAATCAATTTAAAATAAATGGTATTGGTTATGACGATACAGTAGTTGGAAATAAAATGCATACTATTAGAGAAGAGATTAGAAAGGAAGATAATCCTTACAGATCACAATTGCCTAAAGGCATTGTTGATGCGTATGGACATATAAAATTTTAATGAAGATATTAATATTTGGATTACCAGGATCAGGCAAAACTACATTTGCTAAAAAATTAATAGAAGGAAAAAAGATACCACACTTCAATGCTGATGATATTAGAAAGCTATTTGAAGATTGGGATTTTACAGAGAATGGTCGTAGACGACAAGCGAATCGTATGATGACAATGTGTGATCTTGCAGTTAATCATGTTGTTGTAGACTTTGTTTGTCCATTTGAATCTTATAGATCTTTCTATGATATGAAGATTTGGATGAACACAATTGATAAAGGAAGATTTGAAGATACGAATAAAGTATTTGAAAAACCTAAAAAAGTAGACTTTGAGATAAAAGATTTTAACTACGATAACATAATAAAGGAGATACATGATAGACTACTCTAAACCAACAGCACAGATGTTAGGACGTTGGCAACCATTCCATGATGGACATTTAGCTTTATTTAAAGAGATATTAAAGAAGACTGGTCAAGTTTGTATAATGGTTAGAACTATGCCACAAACAAATAATAATCCATTTGAATTTGAAGATATAAAGAAAAGAATTGAAGAAAAACTTAAAGACTATGCAGGTCAATTTGATGTTATAAAAGTGCCTAATATTACAAATATATGTTATGGTAGAGATGTTGGTTACAAAATTGAAGAGATTGTATTACCAAAAGAAATACAAGAAATATCTGCAACAAAGATTAGAAAAGAGATGGGGCTATGAAATTTAACTTTACGTTTTTAGGTCAATCAATCTTACGTTATGAAACGCCATTAGATATATTTCATGCTATCAATTCAATATATGAGCAAAGATTTCAACAATTATTTCCTGCTAATAAACAATTAGTTGGTAAGATTAAAGATGAACATTCTTTATTTTATAATGGAGAAGATGAATCTAAAATGAAAAGACATGATCATTTACCGCTTAATGTTAAACAATGGTTTATGGAAATGTTTAAACATTATTTAGAATTTAATCATATTAGACAATATAAAACTCATTTAAATTCAATCTGGGTCAATGAAATGAAAGCTCACGAATACAATCCTGTACACGTCCACCAAGGTAATTTGTTCACAGGTCTATCTTCAGTTATGATTTTAAAGTTACCTAATACTTATGGCGTTGAATATTCAGCAGAACAAGCTCCACAAAATGGAAAGCTACAAATATTAGGATCTTCATCTGGTCAATTTGCAAAAGTAGATTATCAACCACCAATGGAAGTTAGAGATTTTTATATTTTTCCATATGACATGAGACACTGTGTTTATCCATTTAATGGAACAAATGACACAAGAAGAACATTAGCAGCTAATTGCGATGTTCTTTATGATCCAATCCAAAACAGAGGAGCACAATGATAATAACAGAACCACGTTGGAAGTCGTTGATTGTAGAAACAACTTCACCATTATTTACACCAGAACAATGTCAATTAATTATAAATGCAGGTAGAGCTGAACCCGTTGAAAATGGTCAAGTGGGTGGAGGTAAAGGTGGTACAGTAGATACAAAGGTTAGAACTTCTCATATTAGTTGGATACCTTTTAATAAGATGCCTGAAATGTATAAAACTCTAGAAAGAGTAATGCAGCAAACTAATGGTAATCATTTTGGATTTGAAGGAATGCAAATAACAGAACCAGCACAGTACACAGAATATCCATCAGGTGGATTTTATGATTGGCATATAGATTCAGATGTTAATTGTACAAATGAACCACCGGTTCGTAAAATTTCTATGACTTGTTTATTATCACATGAATCAGAATTTGAAGGTGGTGGACTTGAACTTATGTCAGATGGAAAGATCGCAAGACCTAAACAAGGACAAGCTATTTTCTTTGCAAGTTATATTAGACATCGTGTAATACCAATTACAAAAGGTACAAGAAAATCACTTGTAATGTGGTTTGGAGGAACTCCATTTAAATGATGAATAGAGAATTATTCTTCGCAACACCTATTTATGTTGCAGATGTAGGAAGTCCACAATTAAATAAACATTTAGAAAATCATATTATTGAATGGTCTAGAAAAGATAAAGGTCTTCAAAAAACTAATATGAATGGATGGCATAGTGAAACAAATATGCATACACTTTCAGAATATAGAGATCTTGTTGATTTATTATTTAAAGCACAATTTCATATTTATAAAGAAGAGTTATTAGATAACGAACCATTCCTTGGTAATATGTGGGCAAATATAAATTACAAAGGTGGTTTTAATAGACCTCATATGCATCCTAATTCATTATGGTCTGGAGTTTATTATATTAAAACTCCTGAAAATTGTGGTCATTTAAAATGTGAAGATCCAAAGTCAGTTGCAGCAATGACTCATCCAAGAAGAAAAGAAGGTCAATTACCATCTTATTTATGGAGAGAAGTTCATTATAAACCAATTGCAGGAAGATTAATTATGTTTCCATCATGGCTTAATCACTGTGTTGATCCAAATGAATCTAATGATATAAGAATATCTGTATCATTTAATTTTTTACAAGCAGGTATGCAAGCATGAGCTTTCAACAGAATAAATACCAAGTAATTAAAAAAGCAATACCATACGATCTTGCTAACTTTGTATTTAACTATTTCCTACTTAAAAGAGACGCTGTTAATTATCTATACACAAATAACATAGTAGCTGAAAATGGAATGTTAGGTACTTGGAAGGATCAACAAGTTCCAAATGTATATTCTCATTATGCTGACTTTGTTATGGAAACATTATTAATGAAGGTTATGCCTATAATGAAACAACAAACTAATTTAAATTTAATACCTACCTATTCTTATGCAAGAATTTATGAAAAGGGATCTATATTAAAAAGACATAAAGACAGACCATCTTGTGAGATATCTACAACATTAAACCTTGGTGGAGATCCATGGCCAATATTTATTGATCCAACAGGATCTAATAACGTAATAGATGAATATAAGAATATAATGAAACCAGATGCTCCAAAAGGCATTAAAGTAGATTTAGAACCAGGTGATATGTTAGTTTATTCTGGTTGTGAATTAGAACATTGGAGAGAAGAATTTACTGGTAATATATGTGCGCAAGTGTTCTTACACTACAATCATATAAATGGTCAATTTAAAGAAAATAATTTATATGATAAAAGACCATTACTAGGACTACCACCATTTACTAAACAATAGTATAATAGGCATAATATGCCGTTAAAAAAGATACCATTACCTCCAGGTTTTGATAAAAACGATACTGCGTCTCAAGCAGAAGGACGTTGGATTGATGGAGATAATGTGCGTTTTCAATACGGATCGCCTGAAAAAATAGGAGGCTGGAGACAAATTAATTCTTCTATTTTAGTAGGCGCTGGTAGAGATATTCATTCTTGGTTTGATTTAACAGGTAGAAAATATGAAGCTATTGGAACAAATAAAATTTTATATATTCTATTTGAAGATATTTTTTATGATATTACTCCACTAGGAACAGCATTAACTGGTTGTACTTATACATCTACTACAGGCTCTACTACAGTAACTATTAATAAAGCAGCTCATGGTATATTGGCTGGTGATTTAATTAAATTCACAAGTGTAACAACACCTGGACCAACTACTACTAGTTTTACAGCCGCAGATTTTACTACAAATACATTTGAAGTTAAGACAGTTCCAACAACAGGAACTTTTACAATTACAATGGCAGTTACAGAAACAGGAACTGGAGTTACCGGAGGTGGAACAATTACTACAAATCCTTATGTAACAATAGGTCCTATTCTTTCTACATTTGGATATGGTTGGGGAGCTGGACAATGGGGTATTTCTACTTGGGGTACAGCTAGAACAACATCTAATACAGATATTGATGCAGGTTCATGGTCTTTAGATAACTTTGGAGAATTATTAATAGCAACTGTTAAAAATGGACAAACTTTTTCATGGGATCCAAATGCAGGAGTAGGAGTTAATACCCGTGCAACTATTATACCAGGAAACCCTACAGCATCAGTTTTAACAAGGGTGTCAGATAGAGATAGACATTTAATTCATTTTGGAACTGAAACAATTATTGGAAATTCTACTACTCAAGATCCAATGTTTATAAGATTTTCAGATCAAGAAGATATTGAATTATATGAACCAACTTCTACAAACACAGCAGGTACATTTAGATTAGATAATGGAAGTACAATTATAGCAGCGGTTAAAGGTAAAGATTACATGTTAGTTCTTACAGATGAAGCAGCTTACACAATGCAATTTGTAGGACCACCGTTTACATTTAGTATTCGTCAGGTTGGTACTAACTGTGGTTGTATTGGTCAACATGCTGCAGTGTTTGTGGATGGAGCTGTTTATTGGATGGGTGATTCTGGTAATTTCTTTGTATTTGATGGAACAGTTAAAACATTATCATCTTCAGTTGAAGATTTTGTGTTTACAACTCAAGGAGATAGTTTGGGTTTAAATTTCGTACAAGGAGATACAATATTTGCAGGTCATAATAGTTTGTATACTGAAATAAATTGGTTTTACTCAAAAGCTGGTTCTACAGAAATAGATAGAGTTGTTACTTACAACTATAAACTTCAGTCTTGGACTACAGGAACACTTGCAAGAACAACTTATGAAGATGCTCATGTTTTTGATAATCCTACTGCAACTAAATATATTTCAACTTTAACTCCTAATACTCCAACAATTAATGGAGTGAGTAATGGAGGTAGTTATGTATTTGAACATGAAGTTGGAGTTAATGAGGTATTAAATTTAACAAGTACTAATAGTACTAGCATTGTTATTCCTGCTTATATTAAATCAGGAGATTTTGATTTAGATATAGAGGGAGATGGTGAATTCTTTATTAAAATAAGAAGATTTATTCCTGACTTTAAATATCTAGACGGTAATACAAAAGTAACTTTATTCTTTAGAGCTTATCCTGCAGATTCAACCACGGCACAGGGACAAACAACTGTGGGTCCCTTTACAGTATCTTCAACAACAGATAAGATAGACACACGCGCGCGAGGAAGACTTGCGGCAATAAAAATTGAAAACGATGCACTTAATGACAATTGGCGTTATGGTATATTTAGAGTAGATATACAACCAGACGGCAGAGGCGGAAGTGCTCCACAAACATAATGGCTAAAATAAATCTTTACATTCCAGAACCACCACAGGATTATACTGTGGAAAGTTTAAGACAAATTAATCAAGCATTGGAAACATTAAAAGATCAATTAAACTTTTCTTTTCAAGAGGAATTAAAACAAGAAATAGAAAGAACTGTTTGGTATAGTATGAGGTTTGGCTGTTAATGAGTTGTTCTAATGTAAATTCAGGTCCAAGTAATCCATCTTATGTTGCAATAGGTGGAACTAATGTAGATGCATTTGGAAGATTAAGAGTATCTCAACCATATACATTATTTGATTCTCAAAATAGATATGCAGCAGATAATCAATTTGATACTTCTACTGTAACGGGAGGATCTACAACTTATTTACCTAATGAATCATCTGTTAGAATGGATGTAAACACTGCTTCTGGTGCTGAAGTAGTTAGACAAACTTTTAGATCCTTTCCTTATCAACCAGGTAAAGGTTTATTAGTTCTTGCAACTTTTGTAATGAATGAAGCTAAAACAAATTTAAGACAACGTGTTGGTTATTTTGGAACTCAAAATGGACTTTATTTTGAATTAAATAATACAACTAAAGCATTTGTAATAAGAACTTACATAAGTGGTTCTGTAGATAATACAACAAGAAGAGTTGAACAATCTGCTTGGAATGGAGATAAATTAGATGGAACTGGACCAAGTGGTTTAACTTTAGATTTAACTAAACCTCAAATTTTATGGATGGATTTTGAATGGTTAGGAGTTGGTAATGTTAGATGTGGTTTTGTTATTAATGGTCAATATATTGTTTGTAATACTTATCAAACTGCAAACTTTTTTGGTACTTCTGTTTATATGACTA